TTCTCGCTCTTGCAATGATCAACCCATTCCTTTTGACTCTTCAGACCGAGACTTCTGGCGTATTCACGAGCTTCGTTGAAAGGTCGCCAGGATCGCCTGGATGGAGAGACGTTACCATTACCGAGAAAGTCACCAAACCCCCTCCAATCAGGGTGTTTGGCGTAGACACTGTAAACATTAAGCGAAATATCGTCAGGACAGTTCTCGATCTTGCAATGATCAACCCATTCCTTTTGACTCTTCAAACCGAGGCTTCTGGCATATTCACGGGCTTCTTTGAAGGGGCGATAGGAACGGCTGGTGCCTAGGAAATCACCAAGCCCCTTCCAATCAGGGTGGTTGCCGTAGACACCGAGGAGGTTGTGAGGAATATCGTCAGGTCGGTTTCCGCTCTTGCACCGAGCAGCCCATTCCTTTTGACTCTTCAGACCGAGACTTCTGGCGTATTCACGAGCTTCGTTGAAAGGTCGCCAGGAGCGGTTTTGGGTAGCAACAAAGCCGGTGCCTAGGAAATCACCAAGCCCCTTCCAATCGGGGTGTTTGCCGTAGATATCATGGAAAGAGTGGGGAATATCATCAGGTCGATTTCCGCTCTTGCACCGAGCACTCCATTCCTCCCTATTCTTCAGACCGAGACTTCTGACGTATTCACGAGCTTCTTTGAAGGGGCGCCATCTTGAGCTGATGAGCTGTTTCGACGATTTGCTACCCATCAGATCTCCTGCTAGTCTATGAATCGAGCCGGCAAAGGTGCCATTAACACCTTATACCGGCTCTGACCACAGCAGACCTAAAGAGGAGGTCCGATATGGCTGACGGCGAGAGTATCCTTCTAGAGCTCAATTCACAAGAAGAAGCACGATTCTGGGCGAAAGTCCAACTATCTAGGATAGCGTGCGGCTATCAGGTGGCATAGGTCAAGAAACTCCTCGTGTGTCATGTCAGTCTTGACCCTATTGATGTGAGCGTCGACCCACTGCAAATTGCTGAGATCAAGAGAGCCCCCGCGTGATCGAGGCACCTTGTGGTCCACGCTAGCGTTCTGACCGACAACTAGCTCATACCCCGTGTAAGGGCACACATGATGCTGATCCTCAAGGAGCTGCTTCAGTAACCCAACGTCTTTAGCCCCGCCCAGCCATGCTCTGGCCGCACCTATAAAGCAGCACTCAGAGCACAAGGTCTCATGATCTGTGTCACGGCTGCCCGTACACCAGACGCACTTCCCGTTGGCTCGTAGTGTAGCCCTACGTCTTTTCTCAGAGATCACCTTCTTACCTTGGCATGTATCACACAGACGTCTGGTCGTAGGCGTTGCGCAGACTACGCACTGTCCAGCTTTCCTCCGCGCCTTGTTGTTGCTCTTGACTTTTCCCTTTAGCCGATTCAAGCATTGCTGACATGACTTCTTCCCTGCAACAGGAGGAGAGCCTCCACAAGAAGAGCATCGTTTCTGAGAGATGAAGTTGCGTCGTCGTCTTTTGTTCTGCTCGCGCTTCCTGACCAGGCAGCTGCTGCAGCTCTTTTTCCCGGGAGCTGCATCAGCGCTACATTTACGGCACTTCATCGCATCCTCTGGAACAGAATCAGCGGCTCGCTTCGACATCTGCCCTGCTTTGATTGCTTGAACTGCCGAACGTAGAGCTCGTAGTCAAACACCGTCACCTCGCGAAGACCGCAGGAAAAACTTGCGGCCCGTACACAGGGCAGTAGCTCAGGGGCGATGTTCAGAGCTAGGTAACCGTAAGGGAGCAGGTCTTTACTGGTTTGGACCACCAGAGGCTTCAAGAACCAGCGAACCCATTCGCTGAACTCTGGGTAGCGGTTACAGCTCTGACTAGGGGCAGAGCTGTAGTGCTCTACATCAAAGTAGGGTGGACTGGTGATCGCGAAGCTGAACCTCCCGTATCGACCGTGCCCTAACTCATCCTCAGAGCAGCCTTCCACCAGCATAGTAGGAGGTAAAGCTACGCCAGCTCCTTCAACAGCCTCCACCATTCGGCGATTGCCAACAACGGTTCGATGCGCTGGGTCTACCCCAACGTATGCCCGGCCTCCAGCGACTGTCCCAAGCAATCGTCCGCCGAACCCCATACACGGATCGAGCACCCGCTCTCCGGCCAGAAGATCTACCAGACTCTTGACTACGGCTGGTCTGAAGTTGGACGCCCACTGCGCTCCACCGTAGTGGTAGACAGCATAACGAATCCCCTGTGGCGTTAGGTGGTGACCGTATCTGATGTGCTTGAGGATAGCCTTGCGTAGCAGAGCATCATTGCCGAACACCTCCATTGGAGTTCTCAAATTGCGGCATCGAACGCTATCAAGCTGAGGGTGGAAGGCGTTGGCTAATTTGAGACCTCTGCTTGAGACCTTCAGACGACGGCCACTGAGCACAGAGGGACCATCTCGCAGACTCTTGAAGACCGGACCGATTCGATGTTTGGCGATCGTCCGCACTGGATAGCCAGCAGTTCGGTAGTGACTGAAAACCTCTTCTACTAACTCACCCTCTTCCAGTGATCCCTTACTTGGTCGATGTCTACGGAGATCCATCTTCATGAAAGGTGCCGAGGCGCTGACCCTGGGAGTCGTCCATCTGTCGCCCTTACATATCTTGCTGACCAGAGACCGACTGACCTTAAACATCCTGGCTAAAGCTGCCTGAGAGGCCGTGCCTGCTGCCACTTGAGCCTTGATCAGCTCCACATCACTGTAGGAGAGCTTAGACCTTCCGTTCTTATCTCCACGCTGTCCACGCTTGGTTCCGGTGAGCTCACCAGCGGTGACCATGCGACGTCTGATCTTTCTGATGGTGACAGCAGAGACCTGGAAGCTCTCGGCGATGATTGCCGTAGACTCACGGGCCGCAAGTCTTCGTTGAATACATGCGATGCTTTGCTTATCTAGTCGTCCCACATCTGAGTTATACCTCCATATCGTAGACTCGAACGAAACTAGCTCCTTTGTTTGGTTTTTGGGGGTTGATACATCAATCCCTTTGGACGATTGATGCTGAGTTGACTCGACCGAAACTGACGGTACGAAACAATGCCCCGACGTCACCGCCGGGGCATTGCTGATTTGTCGACTCGGTCGAAACGACCGCTAACCTAAGTCGCTTACGTCAGGTTAGTAATGTTGATCATCGAGAAGAACTCAGGCCTAACAAGCGTGATCTTGTGACGAGTCCGGATAGCTCGACGCAGACTCATGTCGTTGGGATCCACGAAGTTCGGAGTGATCTCCATGGGGATATACGGGCTGTAGATGATGCCCGTATCCAGGATCGAGGGACCCTGGTAACCCATAAGGACCTTGTCCTGGGGGAAGACAGGATCAACGTAGATGACCCACTTGCGGTTGAGAACACCAGCCTTGCTGATGCCGCCCTGGTAGACGTGACCCTCGTCGATCGCCGAGAAGCCTTCCATCGTCTCCAGCAGAGCCGCGACCTCGGACGAGGTGATCGCCCAGTTGGCCGGTGCACGCTGGGTGCGACGGTGAACGACCTGGGAAGCGGTCGACATGCGGATCACGAGCGACTTGAGGTGCTCGGGGTCCGAGACGGCGCTCGGGGTCGCACGGTCCCAGGGAACCACTGCAGCGCCCTCGACGGCGTTGAGAATCGTGCCGACGATCTCGCGATCGATTTCCGCAGTCATCTCATCGGACATCTGGGCAACCAGGTCCGCATCAACGTCACGGCCCCAGAGGGCACGGAGGTCGTCAGCGGCCTCGACAGACGCCAAGCTCTTCAGCTTGCGGCTCTCGGCCTGAATCTCCTGGATCGTGATGTCGAGCTGAACTTCCGGGATACGAGCGTTGAGCTCGTTGTTGTACCGGTAGTAAACCTCGACGGTCTCACCGAGCAGAGGCGCGGTGCCGAAGGTCAGGGCGACCTGACCGGTCTGGTAGTTGATCGTTCCTGATCCACCAGTCATGGAGCCAGCTAGTGCCGCGAAAGCACCACCCGCATCGACGCCGAGCACCGCAGTGCTGCTGGCCGAGGTGCGAAGCTGAACCGTGCCGCCGATAACAGGAGGCCACTTCAGGGCGCCGACGAAGGTCGTGGTGACACCGTCACCCGTGCCGAACGGCTCGCCGTCGATGAAGTTGCTGCTGTACCAGCGATTGAAGTTCTTGTTCATCTCCGTGCCGGCCGTGATCTGACCCTTGTCAGACGCGTAGCGAGGACGGTAGAACGCGATACCACCGATGGGGCCCGTCATCGGCTGCACTGATGCGATGGACGTCGCAACCAGGCGAATCGCCGTGCGCCGGATGACCGGGAACACGAACTTGAGGAAAGGGCCCACGCTTAGTGCGCGAGTTTCCTCAGACAGCCGACGCAGGTGCTTCGACTGGTTCTCCAACATGAAGGCCGCAACGGACTTCACGTAAGAAACGTGGCCTGGGGGGACGAAATCAGCGATCTCGTGCTCCATGCCTTCCAACACCGGACCCCACTTCTTCGTGTAGGCGCCGACGACGCTCTCGTCTGACAGAGCTACGCCATCGTAGTTCTCGGTCAGCATCTGCCTTGCTTGAAACATTCTGTGCCTCCTAGGCATTTCGCCGACGCCTTGCCGGCTAGTTGATTGATTGGTTGCCGCTTACTTGCGGCGGTGCCCACCACCGGAAAGGGCGATAATCTCTTCCATGGTGATGTCGGCGTGCTCCATGTTCGGCACCGGGGTGCCCATGTTGCCTGCCTCCGTCATGACTTCATGACCACGACGGTCGTTATCAGTTTGAAACTCGCGGCCCTTGCCGAAGAAGCGACGGACTCGCTCCTGGCCGCCCATTTGATCGGCGTTCCAGTCGGCGTTCGCGGCGATTTGGTTGATCCGCTGCTTGCCACGAATCTCGCCGTTGTTGACGCGTCCCATGATCTCGCCACGTCGAGGGTGGCCAGTGAGGCGGGTCGAAGCGTAAGCCTGCTCCTCCATCTGCTCCGCGAGACGGCCAGCCTGGCCCAGGCGCTGGGTGAGAGCGTCGTTTCGCTCTGCCAGGTTGGAGATCGTGCGGTCCTTGCTGGCGAGGCCCTCTTCGAGGCGCTCGGTCAGACGGGCAACCTGCTCACGCAGCTCGCTGTCTCGTTCCTTGAGCTTGTCGGCCCGCTTGCGGGCGAGTTGGGACTTGCGCTGCTCGATCTTGAGGTTGGTGTTCTCCTCCTCGGAAACCAGCTTCTTGGCCTCTACCAGAGCCTTGTCGGCTGATCCGAGTGCGGACTCCACCTTCTGCTGGAGAGTGTCGACGTCGGTGATGTAGTTGATATCGCCGAGGAGTTCGCGCACGGAGTCGGCATCCAGACGGTCTGCCAGCTTCTGCTCGACGTAGAGACGGAAGCCCAGGCTTCGAGCGTGATCGTTGGCCTCGGTCTTCTCGGTGTTAGCACCCTCGACCTTCTGCTCCAGCGACTTAATGCTTTGTTCCAGCTTCTGGATCTCGCCGACCTTCTCGTCAATGACTACCTGGACATCAACCGGGGGCTTGAAGGGGACCACGATCTTGGCGATCTGCTCCAGGGCCAGCTTGGCGCCAGCAACCTCAGGATCGGC